AACTTAATTTAAAATAGTCATGGTTATAATAACTTACGTTTACTCACACAACGAACGTACTAAACAAACAATTGATTCGTTTAAGCGTTTCGGTTACGAGGTAGCCGTTGTAGAAACAGATTCGCACAGAGGCAACGGTACAGCGCTTCGACTCTTATACGAGTGTTACCAACGTGCAAGTAGTGGTCACATTAACTTTATGTATGCAGATGCGGCTGACTCGTTCTGCCAGCGTAAGTTTTTCGCGCCTTACGATAAGGTAATTTACCAAACAGAAAAAGCTTGCTACCCTCACGAATGGGTCATCCCCCACTACCCAAACACCCCAACGAGTTACGCAGGGTCGCCGTGGAAGTATCTTAACGGTGGAGGGTACTGCGGAAGTACAAATCTTATTGTAGAGTTCTTTGAAAAGTATGGACTTAATAAGTTGCCAGGAGACGCAAATGGTCAACACGAGCAAATGCTTGCATACATCAAAGCAAAAGAAGACGGTTTCCCTATACAGCTAGACGATGGCTGCGAGCTTTTCCAGTCAATGGCGTTTGCCGATCCTAGTGAGTTTAAAGTAATAGACTATAAAGAAACTCAAGTGTATGGCCCAACAATGGAAGTAGTACCGCCTTATAAGTACCCTTCATTAGAACGGAAGGCGCTTAAGAATATTGTTACAAAACAAATCCCAGCAGTTCTTCACTTTAACGGACTAACAGATATGTCCATACTAAAAGAATTAAAGTAATGGTTATTAAAAACGAGTATAGTATTGAAGATGTTGTCTATTTAAAAACCGACCCAGACCAGCGTGTTAGAATAGTGACGGGAATTAAAGTAATGCGAGGAGGATTTCTTACTTACGAGCTTTCGCATAATACGTATACGTCATGGCATTGGGACTTTGAATTTAGTTCAACAAAGGATTATTCAATCGCAGGTTAACATGGAAGAAAAGATTGAGTTTTATAATAATTACAACTGGGTGCCTTGCACGTTTAAAGACTTGCGGTGGATTGTTGCAACATGGCAAAGGGTTCCAAGAATTCGAATACGAAAACATAACTGTCAATGGAATTTTAAAAAAAGATTATGGCACAAGGAGCACACAAAATAACAGAACAGTTCGAGCAAGAGCTATGCAAGTATACCGGTTCGCCTTACGCTGTTGCTGTTGACAATTGCAGCAATGCGTTGTTCCTGGCTTTGTGGTATGAGATTAATATAAAAAAAGCGCTGTCTAAGAAGTTTGAAGGACTGCCTGCTTTTAATAAATACTTCCCAGTTCATATCCCTCGTCACACATACCCGTCTGTCGCATGCGAAATAATACACGCAGGAGGAAAGGTTAAATTCAGCGACGAGTACGATTGCTGCAAGGACGGGAAAATAACCGGCTCTTATCCGTTACTTCCTACAAATGTTATAGACTGCGCATTAACATTTACTCATAATATGTTTTGTCCTGGGACATACCAGTGCTTATCTTTCACCGGGCCATACAAACATCTAAAGCTCGGGAAGGGTGGAGCAATACTTACTGATGACATAGAGGCGGAAGCATGGTTTAGACTTGCAAGGTTTAGCGGTCGTAGCGAATGTAGTTATTTTGAAGACAACTTCGACAGACCGTTAAATCCATGGACTAACGGAATCGCAGGTTGGAACTTTTATATGATGCCAGAAATTGCAGCACGAGGCATACTGCTTATGCAACAGTTCTATGACGTTAATGGCAAACCGAAAACAAACGAAGACTTGTGTTTGCCGTATCCAGACTTAAGCAAGTTTAAAATATTTCAACAATAGTCATGCAGGAGTCATGAGCCTGCCTCTAATTCCGGACGTGCAACGTGGAAAGATATTGGTTGTGTAAACCTCCGTAGCTTTGTACTATTCGCCGGTTAAAAAAAACAACAATGAAAAAGTATTACGTCGTAAATCAAATATCAAATAATTGCTTTTCGGGTTTCGTAGAGTGCGATAGGATTGTAATGCACAGAGATTGTATTTTTATGTACGATACAGAAGACGGGATAATTGCAATATTCCCAGCAGCAACCACAAGGGTTATACGACAGGACGCAAAAATAGGGTAAGACAATTTAATTAACAATAAAAAAAATAAAGAAAAATGAAAAAGTACACTTACTATTTCTCTTACAAAGGGAAGCACGGAAGCGACGAAGCAGGTAGCGTCAGCTTTGTAGCGTCTAGTATTATTGTCGCAAACAGAATGTTCGAACGAACATATACACGCGAAGACGAAGACGTATGCAGAAGTGCATGCGCTCCATCGAAGTCGTACATGGCAGGAATAGAAATTAATGTAAACAGCATTGTAGAATCAACAACATTATCGTAATGCAAATAATCGGCAAGGGCGGATTCGGACGCGAGGTAGCTGCATACTGCGACTCACACACGATGTCCATATTTCAATTCGAGAACGAATGCGCAGGAATGAACGCTACACGTAACGCAGTAATCGCAATTGGTAACGAAGAAGTACGCGAGCAAGTTGCTTCCAAGTTCGAATTGCAATCTTGGGGAGTATTGAATTTTGGTCAATGCTATGGAACAGATTGCACAATTCTTCCAGGATGTATAATTTGTCCCGGTACAATCTTAACAACAAATGTTAAACTTGGTCGTCATTGCTTGGTTAACATTAACTGCACAATTGGACACGATGTTTTTATAGGAGACTTTGTTACAATTAATCCTGGAGTTAACATATCCGGGAACGTTAGCATAGGCGCAAACTGTAACATTGGGAGCAACGCTGTTATTCGTAATGGCATTACTATATGCGAAGACGTTGTTGTTGGCGCTGGTAGTGTAGTGGTTAAGGATATAACAGAACCTGGAGTTTATGTTGGATCTCCTGCAATTCGTTTGGACAAACGACCAAAGTATATAACGGAATCAGAGGTAAGGGAAATACTAACTAAGCTTCCGGATCTTAAAGAGCTTGTTAAAACAGTCTCTAAACTCGATAGCGAAAACAGTTTGCGTCGTTCTATTGGTTAATCTTTTAAAATAAAAAAATCATGTTGTACTTTATTTGTCCAGTACTTGCGGTTATACTATTATTGCATTTAGATTGGCAACACTTTAATAGCAGCATGAAAAAAGATGGCTAATAGTATTGAATATCAAAGACCATTCCTTTATTCGTACCAAACGGAAATAGTCGATAGCGCTGCTCGGTTCACTATATGCGAAGCATCAACGAAGGTTGGGAAAACTGCTTCGCATATAGTTTGGATATTCGAGCAGGCTTTGTTATGTAAAGCAAATCAGTCATGTTGGTGGGTTGCACCAACATTCGCACAGGCAAAAATAGCTTATAACCGTCTTAAGGTTCAAATAAACGACAAGAGTTTTTATAAGTTCAACGAAACGAATTTAATAATAACTCTTGCGCATGGAGCTAAAATAGAATTCAAAACAGCAGACAAGCCGGATAACTTATACGGGGACGACGTATACGCATTCGTGTTCGATGAGTTTACAAGGGCAAGAGAAACAGCATGGTTCGCATTACGCTCCACTGTAACAAGCACAGGAGGAAAAGGAAAGTTCATTGGGAACGTTAAGGGGAAAAAGAATTGGGGTCACAAGATGGCAATGAAAGCAAAGGCAGGCGATGATCCAAATTACGCATACTTTAAAATTACAGCATACGACGCAGCGAATGCCGGAATGAAAACAAAGGACGGCAGGCCATTCGCTGACGAGATAGCAGAAGCAAAAAGGGATTTGCCGGAAAGCGTTTTTAAAGAACTATACTTAGCGGAAGCAAGCGAAGACGGAAGTAACCCATTTGGATTCCAGCACATACGTCAATGCACATATTCAATAAGCGACCGTCCTAGTATATGTTATGGCATTGACCTTGCTAAGAAAGTTGACTGGTTTGTAACCATCGGTCTTGATCAGTTTGCAAACACTTCGTATTTCACAAGGGCTCAAAAAGACTGGAAGCAAACAACAGAAGATATATTATCGTTGCCTGTAGGCGCGATTGCGATAGACAGTACAGGCGTTGGTGATCCTATTGGAGAAGACATAAGCGGTAAGAGAAACGATGTCGAGCTGTTTGTTTTTACACAGCGAAGTAAACAGCAGCTTATAGAAGGTCTTGCAATGGCCATACAAAAAAGACTCATAAGCTTTCCAGAAGGAATGATAACACACGAACTTGAACAGTTTGAATTTGTGCATACTCGTACAGGTGTAAAGTATAGCGCACCAGAAGGCGAAAGCGACGACTGCGTTATGGCACTTGCTCTAGCATGGCACAAGTATAAAGAAGCATCTTTAAACATTAATGGCCCTTCAGTATTCTAACTTATGCGTATAGACGAAAATACAAACGAATACATATATAACATTTACGAGCATGGCGAATGTCACCATTCTTTTCGTAAATTAGAAATTAATAATTCTTACAGCAGAACACAAGCTCGCGAAATTATATCCCAGTTTATTAATAAGTACTGCACTATTAAAGATAACAGACATCCTGTCTTAGAATTGCCACCACAACTCACAAGGCAATTAGTAGAACTTTTGCAACAAGACAGCAAAGGCGAGAAAGTAAAATTATACCCAGACCCTCCTTCTTTATTTTAAATAACTGGTCAAACGGATTTTTGTTTCGTATACTTATTACTGTATGAAACAAAAAATAAGTTCTTGGCAGGACATAACCGTTGGTCAGTTTATTGACCTTACCTCACTATCCCAACAAAAAGTTACAGACGAAGTAGAACACGCAGACCGTGCAATACAAATCATGTACGGCTTAACACCTATGGAGGTCGAGAATTTGCAATTGCAAGAGTTTAAAGAACTTGCAAGGAACGCGACAAGGATTATGACTTCTGCAGTAGACGGGAAGCCGAAAAAAATCATACATGGCGCAAAGCATAAGTATAAAATTATCTACGACCCAAAGAAATTAACTCAGCGTCAATTTGTAGAAATACAATATTTCAGCGAAGCAATGATTCCTAACATGCATTTTATCATGGCATCCATTGTAAACAGAATTGGACGTTTTGGTAAGGTAGAAAAAAATACAGCAGAGGCTCACGAAGAAATTGCTAACGACTTACTAGATGCGAAAATTAATGACGTATTCCATGCGTGTGTTTTTTTTTGCAAACTCTATTTGAATTCACTCGTACATATTCAGGGTTATTTAATGTACGAGATGATACAGAAGGGGGCAACGAAGGAGCAAGCGAGAACTCTTCTGGACAATTCCATAAACGCTATGGCTGGATCGATAACACAAAAAGACTGGCTGATTTCGAAAATATAACTTTAGACAAAGCATGGAACATGCAAATAGTTCAAGCGTTTAATGGTCTTAGTTATTTAAAGGCGAAAAAGAAAAACGAAGAAGACGCTTTGGCAGAAAGGAAAAAAAGAGCTTTAATGCAGTTATAAATTTATGGCTAAGTCAATATCAGAGGCTCAGGCCGAAGCTTTAGCGGATGGTTTTTTGGATGGGTTTGGGGAAGCATTCAAGCCAAAAAAAGCATTGTCAAAAATAATTCTTGTAGCTGGTAAGTTCGTAGAAGAGGCGCAAAATAATTTAAACAAATCTGATAGGAATGCGTCTGGCGCATTAAGCGAATCGATTACTATAGTAGACCCAGTTAAAGACGGCAACAATATTCGCGTTGATATATCAATGTTATACTATTGGAAGTTTATTAACGATGGCGTTACAGGTGTAATTAGTCAACAACCAAGCTCTCCGTATAAGTTTAAAAACCTTTTCGTCAGCAAGAAAATGTTAAAGGCGATTAGAAAATGGGTTATTAAAGAAGGTTTAAAATTTAAAGCAAAGGGACAAGGTAAGCCAATATCAAAAAGAGAAAAATTCCGTAAGTCAATTACAGACACATCTACCTCTACGGCTTATGCGATTTCGAGAGCTGTAAAGGCGAAGGGTTTAAAGAAGACAAATTTTGTTAAGAAGGCTCTTGCAGAAACAAACAAGTACGCAAAGCAAGAAATAGGAAAAGGTTTTAAGGCAGACATTATAGACGCGATACCTAAAAAGATTAACTAATGGCATTAGCTATAACATATAATCCGCAGCTTCGTTATTTGTCAGCACACGAAGATATTATATTTACTTTACTAGAGGACACGAAACCGTTTAACTCTACAGCATATCCTGATTATAAATACGTTTGCGATATATACATTGTAGACGCAAACGCAGTAGAAACTTTAGCTGTGAGGCTAAAGTCTTTTCCAAGACCGAGCAGCAAGATTGGAGTTTTTGAAATAGGAAGCGTTATAAGAAATTACTTAGCTGCTGCATTTCAGCCACAACCAACAGACATATTTTACCAGAAGCTTTCTGTGGACAACTTCTTTGTTCAAGTTATTTGTAGGTTTGGGGAAGAGTATGGATTTACTACATACCCGAATATTATTGTAGACTCTCAACGTGCATATTTTAATCACTACAATGGCAGGCAATTTGGAACTACAACTATATTGCAAACTTATCTTGACAAGGTTTTATCAGACAGGCCATACGCAACAACAATTACAAGAAGCTCAAAGCATAATCTAATACCATTTTTAGCAAGCGACGACACTGTTATAAATGTAGAGGTAAGATGTTATAATAAATCCGTTGGACTTGTGCGTCAGCAAGACTTTACGGTAACACCTACAGCGAGTTCTATTGACGAGATAGAACAAATAAACGTAGCTCCTGAATGTTTAAATTATGCATTTCCGGGACTTATCGACGATTACATAGACTATTATACTGTAACTTGGAATACAACCAATATTGTAAACGACAGCGTCTATAGATTTGATTTGATCTGTGAGCGTAAGTACGAAACTCATTCTTTGCATTTCTTAAACAAGCTAGGAGGGTTCGAAAGTAAAGAGTTTACAAAGGTATCAAAAAAGACAAAAGAGTCTCGAAGGTCAACGTACAAGAAATCTTCTTATACAGTTAATCCGGACGGAACTGTAACATTTTTCGATTCGGCAACAAAGGCATATCAAGAACAGTCATCTACATACGCTGTAGAATTTGAAGAAAAGATGCAATTAAATACAGACATTCTTACAGACGAAGAGTATGTATGGCTGGAACAGCTTGTATTTTCTCCTATTGTTTTTTGCAAGATTAATGATTACTTTTTCCCAATCACAATAACAGATAATAACTACGAGCTGAAAAAAAGAATAAACGGAGGTTTAACAAACCTTACATTGAATATAGAATTTGGAGAGACGTTTAATACACAATACAGGTAGAATGAACACAGAATTATTTATAGAAGGACACAGGTTGGATATTACAAAAACAGCAAGCGCACTAATGACGTTCAGCATAGACGATGTTAGGGACTTTAGTGCAAGGTCTACTACATGGAGCAAAACAGTTATTCTTCCTGGGACATCAAATAATAATAAAGCGTTCGGCCATATATTCCAAATAGGAAGGTCTAACGCTTTTAACTCAAGCGCTCCTAATGTAAATTTTAATTTTAATGCATCTAAGTCTGCAAATGTTATTCTGTTTCAAGATCAAATGCAAACTTTTAAAGGCGTTCTTAGGTTATTGCAAATAAACTATTCGAACGGGCTAGGTGGCCGTGTAGAGTACGAAGTTAATTTATCCGGTAACTTGTCTGCGTTAAGCGCAACACTTACAGGAAAGCTTTTGGAAGATTTAGACTTTAGTAATTACGATCAAACATATAGCATATACAATATTATTCAAAGCTGGGACAATTCCGGAGGTGCTGGTATTTATTACCCATTAATAGACTTTGGAACATACAGTACAGGGAAACACGATTGGCATTATAGGACATTCCGGCCTGCTCTTTTTTTAAAAGAATACGTTGATAAGATATTTTCAAACGCAAATTATCGTTACGTATGCAACGAATTTCAAACGCAAAGGTTTAAAAAAATAGTCATTCCGCATAGCAAAAAAGAGCTCACCATTAAAACCGACAACCTATCAAACGCAAACATAACAAGTACAAAAAACTATACATTCCCAAATCCTTTTGGAAGTACTTTAATTAGCTTTGACTCGAATACGGGAACAGGGTTTAACGCAAACGTAGGAAAGAATATTTTTACTTACGCAGGAAGTCTAACAACGAATATTAAAGTTCATTTTAAATTCATTGGAACGTTTTTTGCTGTTGGATTTTTCGAATCTATAAGTTTAGAAATTTGGAAAAACGGAGAGACTGGAACGCTAGTGTACAGTGATTTTAATATTTTTTCTCCCTTTACTTGGGAGTCGGAAGTCTCTTTTTCTATAGCTCCTGGAGATACTTTAGAGTTTAGATGGAGAGGTAGTGTAACAAGTACTGTTCAAATTACAAGTGCAGAATTTGATATAAAACCAGTCGGCGGAGCTATTGCAATTCCTATTACGTTAGGCGATATGTTAAGCGCAAACGAGGCTATACCAAAAAACATTCGGCAAATTGATTTTCTTGTTGGAATAGTAAAACTATGGAACCTTTATTTATACGAAGACAAAGACGATCCTTTTTTAATTAATATTACGCCTTACATAGACTTCTATAGCAAGAACACAAGTAACGCAGTAGACTGGACGCTTAAGCTAGACAGAAGCAAGCCTATTAAGTCTAAGCCAATGTCGGAGCTTAATGCAAAGATTTATAAATTTAAATTCAAAAACGATAACGATTTCTATAACGAGTTGTACAGAAAAAGATACAACGAAGGATATGGTGACAGAACATACGATAGTCAATTTGAATTTAGTTCACAAACGCAAGACGCTGAAGTTTTGTTTAGCCCAACTCCTATCGTCGGATACTTAGGAGAAGACAAATATTATTCTACAATATTTAAAAGAACAGGAACGGAGCCTACTGTAACAGAAGAAAATATCGACAGTAATATTAGACTACTTCAAACAAAAAAAATTACCGGCGTTGGCTCTTGGAGCATTACAGACGGAACAAGTCCTGTTTGGACTATGACATATTACGGATATGCTGGACATCTAGACGACCCAACATCTCCATCAAACGACTTAAACTTCGGCGCAACAAAAGAATTATTTTATTTATTCACGAGCGGAAATTTAAGCAATAACCAATTCAACGTTTATTGGTCTGGATACATGGCGGAAATTACAGACAAAGATAGTAAATTAATAACCGCATACTTTAAACTCGACCCAATAGACATACTCAATCTTGATTTTAGTAAGTATATATATGTTGACGGAATTGCGTTCAGGTTAAACAAAATAAAAGACTACAACACATCTATACCGAGCGTGTGTCAGGTTGAATTGTTAAAAGTTTCTTCTGCAAGTTACACAGAAGCTCCGACTCCTGGTGGCCCTCCAACAGGATGCTTCCTGTTATGGTCAGACGAACAAACGCTGGACGCAGATGTTGCAGACCCGATAGTGTATAGCGATTGCGCTGACAATCCCGGAGACGGAGGCGGAGGAGACGATCCGCCACCGCCAATAGTATATAAATTGAACTGGAGTTTTTCCAAACTCGCACTAGCTGGATTTTTTAATATATACTTAAACGGAACAAGCTTCTCTAACCTTGTAGTTGCTTCGACCACTAACGGAGACAGTGGTTCTTTTAATTTAACAACAGGGGACACAATAACAGTAAAGATTTCTGGATCGTTTGGTAAACAAAAGAGAATCTTTGTTTCTAACGATGTAGACGGAACGATTAACGACACAACATCTACTCTTGTTACACATACATATACGTTCGTTGTAGGCGCAAATAAAAATTATTCAGTTGTTGGAGAAGCAAAAAATAGTTAAATAAAATGAGTAAGAAAATAAATCAGCTAACAGCAGCAACAGACATCGAAGCAATAAACGACAGCTACTTGTTTCCGTTAGCAGACCCGACAAACGGAATTGCATTAAAGACATCTATTGCTCAGGCAAAGGAAGTTTTCGGTGTTAAAAAATTCAAATACGTTGCAACCGGAACAGAGGGAGACACGTTAACAATTTCTCAATTACTAGGAAAAGATATATTGTTAATTATACGAGGCATGGCACCAATATACGAATCAGACGACTCGACTCCGGAAAGCGACGAGTATACTTGGGATCAGGCCGATGTTGTGCTTGGAGCTGTTACAAACCTCAATGAAAAATTTATTATTCTTTACAGGAACTTTTAATAGAAAAATACAATGGCCGAACAGAATGAAATAGTAGCGAAGCTAATACTAGATTCGCAGCAGGCTGACAACAGTGTTAAATCCTTTAAGACACAATTAAGAGAAGCGCAACAGGCTTTGCTCGGGGTTAGTCAACAATTTGGAGAGGGAAGTAAAGAAGCCGTTGCACTATCCAAACACATCGCAGGGTTAAAAGACGAAATGGGGGACGCTAAAGCTCTTGTTGATGCGTTTAATCCAGATCGTAAGTTTCAGGCATTCAGCGCAACAGTTCAGGGAGTCGCTGGTGGATTCAGTGCGTTACAGGGTGTAATGGCTTTAGTTGGCGCAGAAAGCGAAAGTGTTGAAAAGAGCTTGCTTAAAGTTCAATCAGCTCTTGCAATAAGTCAGGGAGTGAATAGTATTTTAGAATTAAAAGATACGTTCAAGCAATTAGGAATTTTTATACAATCAACAACAATATATCAAAAAGCAAATAGCGCAGCGACAGCAACGGCTGCATTAGTTCAAAAATTATTCGCAGGCGCAGTAGATACAACGTCAACATCTTTTAAAGTTTTAAAGGGCGCGATTATAGCAACAGGAATAGGAGCTTTGATTGTTCTTCTTGGGTTTGTTATAGAAAAAATAAATAGTCTTTCTAGTGCTTCCGAAAGCGCAGCAGAGGCGCAAAAAAGACTCAAGGAAGAAGTAGAACATTTAAACGAAGCGTTGCAAGATCAAATAGGATTCAGCGACAGGGCTGCAAAAGAAACCATTGCTTCTGCGAAAGCAAGAGGCGTTGCTGAAAAAGACATAACTAGCTTAGAAAGGAAGGCAATAGAAGATAGAATATATTTAAGGGAATTAAACCTGCAAGACATAAAAAGAAGAGGAGGCGATGAGTTTAAGGCACAAAAAGAATTGCAGAACGAAATACAAAACTTAAGAATATTTGATTTAGAAAAGCAAGCAGAGTTAAGAAAAAAAGCAGAAGAGGAAGAAAAGAAAAGACTGGAAAAGTCAAAACAGGGACAAGAAAAAAGAAAACAAGAATTAAAAGAACAACTTGAACGAGAACGTACAGCCGAAGAAGAGCTTGCTAAAATGCGCGAAGAAAATTATTTGCTGGAAGAAAAAGACGAAGTCAAAAGAGGAAGAAGCAAAATAATAATCGATGCAGAAAACGAAAAGGAAAGAATAAAACAGTTACGGGTATCCGAAGAACTAAGACTAAAGTTACTTGACGAAGTAAGACGAAATGAACGCGACCAGCTTGCTGCATATGATCTCGAGGAAGAAAATAAGCAGAAAGAAAAGGACGCAGAAAAACTAAAGAGCGGTTTGCAGCTTATTCTTGACCAAGCTAAAATTATACAGGAACAAACAGCATTGCAAAACGAATTACGGACAGAACTTGCAGACACAGAAAAAAGCGAATTCGAATTGCAATTGCAAGAGCTGGACTTGAACTACAAAAGGAAACTTGCAATTGTTGGCTCTAACGAAGCTTTATACACGCAGCTTGTCGAGTCTTACGAAAAGCAAAGAAGCGCAATTGTTTTCATGCAAGGTCAGCAAAGACTTAGTATTGTTAGCGGATTACTTGGGAAGGCAGCAGATTTACTCGGTAAGCAAACGGCAGCGGGGAAAGTATTGGCGATTGCAGAAGCTGTTATTAATACATACGCAGGCGCGACTGCTGCGCTGAGAAGTAAAGTTCCGTTCCCGGAACCAGTTGCAACAGGCATACGCATTGCACAAGCTGCGCTAATTGTCGCAACTGGATTAAAAAGCATACGCGAAATCGCAAAAGCAAAAGTTCCAGGAGGAGGTGGTGATGGTGGAGCATCTGCATCTTTGTCTTCCGTATCTGCCCCTATAGCATCTGCCCCAACTATTCAAACAACACAGCTTGACCAGGAATCTATTAATAATATAGGGAACGCAACCGTACCCGTAAGAGCATACGTAGTAGAAAGCGATGTAACAGATAATCAAGAAAAGGTGGCACGTCTTAATCGAGCTGCAATCTTAGGCGGAAACTAAATTCAAACATTCTCTTAACCATAATATTTATTCGCAATGGAAAAAGAATTACCAATATACAAATGTACAGTAGACGACGACGTTAATAGCGTTCTTCAAGTAGAGTTTATTGCCCTTGTTGGTCAGCCTGCTATCGAAAGAAACTTTTTAGCTTTTAATAAAGATCGGTTAAAGTTTAACGTTGACGAAAAGAAAAGAATTATCAGCGGGCCTGCAATGATTGCAGACATGTTGATATACAGGAACATGGAACCGCTTGGAGAATTCTATACTGTATTTGACAAGGAAACAATTTCAACTGTAATGCAGAAGTTTTTTAAGAAGGGGTTTGTTCGTAATTTTAATCTTGCTCACGACTCAGACCAAACGACAACAGAAATTACAATCTTTGAATCTTTTCAAACAGATAAAGAACGTGGAGTTATGGCACCGAAAGGTTTTGAAGATGTTGCAAACGGAAGTTGGTTTATTACAGCAAAGGTAGATGACGATAACGCATGGACAAAAGTTGAAGACGGAACATTTAAGGGTTTTAGCGTTGAGGGTATTTTCGAGCAAATACCAATCAAGACAACAATGTCCGCCGAAAACATTTTAGAAAGAATTGAAAAGCTGTTAAAGATGTTGCCAGAAATGCAGTAGGCAATTCAAACAATACAACACTTAAAATATATACAAATATGAAAACTAAAGCAATCAATATCTTAGAAAAAATTGCAAAGGTTATGAAGTTCGACGAAATGCCGCAACCAGAACCAGTAACATTAATCGTTCTTAAAACAAACGACGGCGTTGAAGTTAGTGTTGACAAGCTTGAAGTCGGTGGCAAAGCGACAATCGGCGGAATGCCTGCACCTGCAAACACTTATGCGTTTACAGATGGAAGTTCTATAACTACAGACGCAACCGGATTAATTACAGCCGCGACTCCTGCGCCTGCGCAAGCACAAGCGCAACAGACTCCGGCACCTGCACCTGCGCCTGCGCCAACTCCTGCTCCAGCTCCAGCACCGGTTACAACTCCTGTAAAAATGGGAGAGCAAACAAAACTTATCTTTTCTGACGAAAACAAAACTCCAGAAGGGATTGAAAAATTGTTTGCTCAATTTGCAACAGGTAGCGTAGACGAAAGGATTGCGAATTTAGAAATTGTTGCAAAGGCTTTAATGGAATATTCTTTCGGTTGGGAAATCCGCAGAGCAAAAGAAGAAGCAGAAAAGGCGGCAGCGATTAAGATTTACACAGACCAGCTTGCTCCAATGGCGCAACAAATGGAGTCGCAAAAGCAAACAATCGAAACTCAACGTCAGGCAATAGCCGACATGTTCAGCCTTGTAAAAGAATTCTTAAAAGAAGAGCCCGTTTCTAATCCGCCACAACAGTCAAAGGTCGCTTTTACTTTAGGAAAAACAACCAAGAAAGAAAAGAACGGCCTGTCGAAATACGCTGCTGCTGCACAAAAAATCTTTGAAGAAGAAAAAGGTGCAACAGTATAGAACAAACGATTGGTTGGAATAGTGGTTTTAGTACTCTTTGAAAAACATTTATAACAAATAAAAATCCGTACACATGGCATTCAATGTATCCGCCCTTTCAGATTATACCGAGCAGAATGCCGACTCGCTCGTTATTAAATCATTGTTCGGTGCAAGGACGCAAGAAATCATTGCAGCCGAAGGAACAATACAAACAGGCATTAAAAGCGCAGAGACAGTAAACATACTTGAAACTGACGCTACATTCCAAACCGGTGGCACTTGTGGTTTCTTATCAAGTGGTACAACAAATTTCAGCCAGCGCACAATTACAGTCGGCAAAATTAAAGTAAACGAAGCTCTTTGCCCAAAAGCACTTGAAGCAAAGTATACTCAAAAGGCTTTGCAGATTGGTAGCCGGTATGAAAAAATACCATTCGAAAAGCAGTACACAGACCTTAAAGCCGGAACCATTGCAGAGCAAATGGAAGTAGCTATATGGCAAGGCGACACCACATCCGTAAATGCGAACCTTAATAAGTTCGACGGTTATATTAAATTAATCGATGCGGCATCTGCGGTTACTGCTAATGGTAACCCAACAGGAATTACGACTGGAACTGGAATTACCGTATCAAACGTTCGTGGTATTGTTACTGGTGTATACCTTGCATTGCCTCAACGAGTAGCCGGTAAAAAAGACGTAAGAATTTTCTGCGGATGGGACACATTCCAAAAATTCATTGCGGCTTACACTGAAGCCAACTTGTTTAACTTTGCTCCAAAAGGAACAGAGGTAAGCGCTGAAAATGGCGAAGTAATTATACCTGGAACTTTTTACAGGCTAACCGCTGTACATGGTCTTGACGGAACAAACAGACTTTTCGGTCTGCGCACTTCTAACATGTACATGGGGGTTGACTTGGAGAACGAAGAAGAGCGTTGGGAAATTTTCTTCGCAAAAGAAGCAGACGAAATTCGTTTCGTTGCAGAATGGAAAGCAGGTGTTCAGGTTGCGTTTCCAAATGAAATCGTATCCTTTAAGCTCGTATAATCCCTATGAATTACTATAAGCCGAACCATTGTTAAGCAAACAAGGTTCGGCTATTTTTAAACATTCTAAATTTACACGTCATGAGCTGCGCTCTAACACAAGGATTTAATCTGGACTGTCGCGAAGGCGTTGGTGGTATTAAGGAGGTCTACATCATAGAAACCGATAACGTTTCTGCTGTGACCGAAACGAGCGGAGTTGTTACAGCTATTACAAAGGGATCCGGTAAACGATTTTGGAAATATGCACTTGTTCGCGAAACTTCTAACGCAACCGAAACGGTTAACGGAAGCGAAGCAAATGGAACTTTGTTCTATGCTCAACAGGTACAACTAATTATCAACAGACGTCAAGCAAGCGTAAGAAACGAAATAATGTTGCTTGCGAAAAACCGTCTTACTATTGTTGTTGTAGAAAATCAAGTAGTAAGCGGAACTCAACAAAACAGAGCTTGGTTGTACGGACGCGTTAACGGACTTCTATTAAATGGTGGTTCCTCTGAAACCGGAACAGCATGGGCTGACAGAAATGGTTATACATTACCGTTCACAGGTAACGAAGTAGAGCTTGCGCCCGAAGTTCAATATGCTGTATTGGCAACACTCGAAACTCCTGGCTAATATTAAAATCGGTTTTCTGCCTGACAGTTCTTTAATTTTCCACATGCAAGAATATTGCATGTGGTTTTTTATTTTTCAAACATAAGCACATTCGTTATATATACTAATATGCTTGTTTTTAATAAAGAAGACATTGCCGGGAACTCTATTACTGTTACGCTTACAGAACTGAGCAACATTGCAGCAAGTGGCATAGAGCCATATTACTACCTCTTTATATTTACTCACGTAGAAACAAAAACGCAGTTAAAGAAAATTCTTGCAGACGCAGACGACATAAGCGAATTCAAGTATAGGTATAACCAGTGGGAGATAGAAGACATTGAAGATTTCTTAGGAGATGCTCCAGACGGACAGTACACGTATGAAGTTTACGAGCAACTGTCTTCAACCGACGAAGGAACAACAGGAAAGAATATAGTTGAAAAAGGGAAAATGATTATACTTGCAGATGGGTTCAGTTTTGAAAAATACAATACCGAAACAACATACAAATCTTACAATGGATAACATTTTAGAACAAACGAAAGAGCATCAGGTAGACGATGGTATTGTTGTGATTAAATTTGCAGACAGCAAGATACCAGAATTTAAAGAGGTAAAAAATAAAGACTGGATTTTATATGGGGAAGATAACCTTTACCCGGAATACTTACTGTACTTATATAATAAGTCTGCAAGGCATGGGGCTATTATAAATTCAAAAACAAAATACATTTGCGGATCAGGACTTGAAAAGTCTCAAAATATAGCAGGCGGTTTTAACAACTGGGAAGAAGATGTTAACGGAGTTAAAATCAAACATGCCGCATGCATTGTTAACAGAGACGGAGAAACGATGCTTGACATATTAGAAAAGTCGCAAAAGGATGTTGAAATTTTTGGCGGCTTCCGTTGGGCAATTATAAAAAATAGACTTGGTCAGGTTTTAGAAATTTACCATGTTGACTTTTATAAGTTCAGGAAAGATAAAGACTCTGACGGTTTCTGGTATAAAGACGACTGGTCAAAAAGAGGAGAAGCAACTTTTCACAATTCTTTTGATCCTAACGACAACGTAGACCCGAACACTCAAATATTCGCATACAACGAATACAGACCCGGATGCGACTACTACCCAATGCCAGGATATATCGGTTGCAATAATTACATCGAAGTCGATGTTGAAATTAGTAAGTTTCATTTAAGCTCAATAAAGAACGGGTTAACCCCAAGTAAAATGATTCAGTTTTACACAGGGGAGCCGGAAGAAAATAAAAAGAAAGCTGTTGAAAGAAGGTTCAGGGAAAAATTTGCAGGAAGCGAAAACGCTGGCAAATTTATTCTTGTTTTTAATAGCAGTAAAGAAAAGAGCGTTGACGTTAACGACTTGTCCGGAAGCCAGAACGACAAGATGTTTGACATACTTGAAAAAACAGTAGAGCAGAATATAATAACAGGACACGAAGTTGTTAGTCCTATGCTGTTCGGTATTAAAACAGAAGGTCAGCTTGGAGGGAATAATGAAATTAGAACAGCTTACGAAATCTTTATTAACACTTATGGAAAACCGAAACAAACAAAACTATTAAGAGTCGTTAATTATTTTGGTGAGTTAATGGGCAAGGGCTGCGACTATGGAATTAAACAGCTCGACCCTGTTAGGATTGTAATTAGCGACGAAATGATTAAGGACGTTTTGCAACCTGACGAAATAAGAGAACTTGCAGGTTTGCCGGTTGTTAAAAACGAAGATAGCGCAGGTCAAAAAATACTTACACAGTTAAGTTCTGTTTCTCCGTTGGTTGCAAATAAAATATTGGAATCTTTAACTCCAGACGAAATACGTTCGTTTGTAAACCTCGGGCCAAAATTACCGGGAACAGTAAACGCAGACGGAACAATTGTCCCAGTGCCGGCCACTACCCAACCAACACAGCAAGAGCGTTCTGCTAATTTAAATATTTCCATGCAGACTCTTAATAGGATTATGAGCGTTGCTGCTAAATTCAATGCAGGGAAATTAACATACGAGCAAGCAATGGTATTTATAAGAGGGTTTGGATTAACAGACGAAGAAGCTGCTGTATTTTTAGTTACACCAGAAGAGGCGGCACAAGCTCAAGCAGAACCTGTAATGCCAGCTCCGCAATTGCCAGTACAGGCAGCACAGAATTTCGATGCAGATGGTTTGACAGAAGACCAAGTTGTTTTAATGTTTGACCAGTGCGGAGAACTTAAAGACGACTTCCATATTATAACGTCAAAGCGCAAACAAAAATTTACAGCGCAAAGCGCAGCAGAAGACGAGGCTAACTTCTTCCATGGCTTATACGCTGGAGTCGCAGTTACAAATGCAGAGGCAAGCATTCTTGCGCTAATTAAAAAAGACAGCAAGATTACGCCAGAGGTTATTGCGCAGTCAATAGGCAGTACGCCAGAATACGTTACGTCAAAAATTGCTTCTTTGACAAAACGTGGTGTTCTTACAAGTAGCGAAGTAAGCATAGGAGACGACATAGAAATAGAACGCAGCGTAACCGAAAAAGTAAAAGCTCCTAAAGGGGAAGAGAAAACGCAAATTTCTGTCAAGTATAGTTACGAAGTTAAGCCAGGAGTCGGGGACGAAATTATACCAACGACCAGACCATTTTGTCGCAAGCTTATAAAACTGAACCGGCTATACAGCAGGAAAGAAATAGAAACTATTAGCGAGCGCTTAGGCTATAGTGTTTGGGAAAGAAGAGGAGGATGGTGGGGAGACAGTCCCACATGTAGACATATTTGGGTTTCTCACGTAGTTGTTAAAAAAGGAAAATTATGAGTTTAAACATTTTATTGGTCAGCGATTTAATGATCAAAGACCGTACAACAATTCACGGAAACATAGACCCGAAATTAATTTATCCTCACATTAAATTAGCTCAGGATAAATTCATTGAGCCCTTGTTAGGGACTGCGTTATTCGATAAACTACTTGCAGACATAGAAGGAGGAACTGTTACAGGAGACTATAAAACTTTATTGGATCGATACATTGTTGACACTTTAATGTATTACGTGTTAGCAGAATTACCTGTTCCGTTGTCGTTTCAGTTTTGGAATAAAGGCGTAGTTCGTAAGCAAGGCGAAGATACAGAAACTCCAACAATGGAAGAGCTTATAAGTATCGTAAATATTTATAAGAACAATGCAGAGTTTTACGCTGGAAGGTTAACAAAATACCTTCGTCAAAACGCACCAGAAAAATTCCCAGAATATTTAAATCCAGGGAATGGAGTTGATGCAGTGCGACCAACAAACAAACCATTCAGCATGCCTATATATTTGGGAGACGATTGCGACTGCAATAACGTAGAGGATCAGCAGAGGTTTGAAAAAATGTACCAAGGTAATCAAACAAGATGCTGCGACTAATATGTAGTAAATAAAGAAAATGGCGCAAAGTAATAATAAGAACGAAGTAAAATTAAAGATGTACTTAGAAAAGAAACAGAATGCTAACGTTCAACCAAATACTCCAAAGGATAAAAACAACAAGTCTGTCACACAAACAGATAAGAAATTATTATTACGGTAAGCCTACAGACTTCCTAACAGAAAAAACTACACAGTACACTTCCGTTTTTTTACAAGACAACGATGGAAGCGTAAGCATTTCTCAAAAAACTCAAACGGTCAATTTTAAATTATTCGTCTTAGACCTCGTGCATGTCAGCGAAGACACTTTGCAAAACTTGCAAGACGTTCAAAGCGATTGTTTGGAAATCGCGAAAGACATTATTGCTTTACTTGACGATGATGCTTTTAGCGATTGGGCGCTTTTAAGCGAAAACAATTTTCAATTTTTATTTGAAGCATTTGACGACCTTGTTGGTGGAGTGGTGGTGGACATTGCAATTAAGACACCATATGTCAGCGACAGATGTGCGGTTCCGTTAAATTAAAGAACAATATAATTATGAAAAGGATTATTTTATTTTTATTCTTCCTGCTTGCGTACCACTATTCAAACGCACAGGCTCCTACAGACGACTCTACAAAATACATTTGGTACAAATACCAATACGGTTTAAGGCAACCACGTATCGCGGCTGACAGTTTTATTCATGTTCCATATGGAGACACAACTGGTCGAAGACCTTTTAGACCAGGAGCTATCATGATGCATACGAATAAAATTATTTATAAATGGGACGGAACAATCTGGGTTAATAGCGGAGACGGTTTGAATTTGCAACAGGTAACAGACAATGGAAATAAAACATTAGACACTGTTATTGCAAAAGGAATTCGAACTAACGACATTTTACCAGATACTTTAAACGAAGACGATTTTGAAATTATGGTATTGCCTGATTTGCAATACCAGACAATGACAGGAATTCCCGGAAACTGTACAATACCGGACTCGAGTCTTGTTGGGAATACTTTTAATTGGATTTGTGCAAATAAAACATCTACGAATTTGCAAGCTGTCTTACAGGTAGGAGACTTGACAGACGACGGCAATGTCTCGCAAATGCAAAGAGTCGATAGTAACTATGACAAATTTGATAATAATAATATCAGGTATTTGTATGTGTTAGGAAATCATGATTATGTTGGAGGAAGTCCAACAGACGCAAGAACAATAACTCATTACGAAACGTATATGGGAGCTGCAAGATTTTCTGGAAAACCTTATTACGGAGGGAACTACGACGGCACAAACTCGAATTATTATATATCTTTTGATGTAGGAAGGAAAAAGTTTTTAGTTATTGGGTTGGAATTTCAACCACGTGACGCTGTTATAGTTTGGGCGCAAAGCATATTAGACGCAAATACGGATAGAGAAACTATAATTGTTACACACGCTCTTATTACAGGATGGGGTGAAAAATCAAAAGATACGTCAACTGCTACTAATTATGGCTTAACGGATAATAATAATGGAACCGAGTTATGGAATAAATTGATACGAAAGAATAAGCAAATCATAATGACTTTAAATGGACATTATGGCAGATGTTGTGGAGGAGGTTGTGCTTCACTGTTATTAACAAGCTTAGGAGATCCTGTAGATCAAAGATTAACACAGACAGGAGACAATGGTAATATTGTACATATGCTTGCATACAACCATCAAAGCGATAGTCTTGGCGGTGCCGGACATATAATGCGTATGAAATTCAAACCAAGCGAAAGCAAAATTGACATTTCGTTTTTTAATGCTCGTTACGAAGGAAACGATCCTCGCAGACCAAGCTATTTATTATACTACCCACCAGTTAAAGTAGATGGTTCGCTTGGAGTTAAAAGTCAGTTTAATGTTGCAGGGGAAGCGACTTTTGATAGTACTGTAAAGGTTACAAAATTACCAGCGAATAGACCTTTGGTTACTGGCATAAATGGGACGTTAGACTCTATACCTGGAGCAGATAGTTCGTATGTTTTAGTAAGTCAGGGAAGAAACAAACCTCCTAGATACGACACGTTACCAGCAAATTCAAATGCATACATAAAAAATATTCTTCCTGTCGCTGCTGCTACTACAGGATTCCAAACTGGGAATTTTTGGATTAAAGGTTCTGGAGTAGTGGGTGGCCCGTCTGGAACTTTTGGATTGTATAACGGAACTCCTGCTACGTTTTACGTGAGTCACCAAAACGGAAGTTTTGGATTAGGTGTTCAAAGAGCAGCAGGCTCAAATTCTAGCGGTCCAAATTTTTCATTCGCGCATACTTACGGATCAGACTGGAGCTCTCCTGCTGCTGTAGGTCTTGGAGCAGAATTAGGAAATATAAGGTACTTTGGAACAGCAACAGACTTGACGTTGAGAGTTGCATGGCGTATGAAATGTAACGTTCAAAAAGTAGGATCTAACTTTGTTGCTGCGCATCATGTTTTTGAAGGAGTGGATACAACAGGAGTTAATAGCACCTTGATGGTTTTAACTCCTTGGCGAACCGTTGGCATAGGTTCTGCTGTATTCCCTTTAATGCAGGATAAGTTAACTGTTTTTGGAACAATGAAAGTTACAGACACATTCAAGCTGCCGAACATTTTAACAAAAGACGATACGACTAATTATAAACCGGTTGTTATTGATGCAGACGGA